CTTTTTGCACGACCATTTTCTTTTAAAACAACTAATCTATTAAATGTTTTACCAGTTAAATTCTCTATTTTTTTACCCAAATTATCACATCCATTTTCTTTATTATTTATTTTATGTTTTTATCCAATAACTTCCCAATCTTCAACCATTATTTGTGCTGTCAATTTACCATCATATTCATTAATACTAGCTCTACCTACAATATTTAAAATTACTTCTTCCTTCCAATCAACCATCTCATTATATACTTCTTCATTACTTTTAAATTTAATAAAATCAACTTCATCAGTTTCAATTTTAATAGTATTCTTTTTCTCTCCTATTAATTTAACATCTTGAGATGATACTTTTATATTTTCAATATATATTAAAGGTTCTTGTATATTGGTGCTATATATATATTTTAAGTCGCAAATATCTTTTATAAATTCAAAAGATATTTCGTCAAATGGTATCTTAAAATCAACATGATGAATTTTTTCAAAAGTCTCATCTTTAAAAAAATCGTTCAGTTTTTCATCTATATTTTCTAAACAATCTTCTTTAATTTGCAATCCCGCTGCGTCCTGGTGTCCAGATACAAAAACAAATAATCCAGTTTTTTGTAGTTTATCTTTAAAATCTCCAGTATTTGCTCTCATACTACCTTTAATTTCATTTTTTTCGTTAATTGAATAAACAATTGCAGGTTTATGATATTTACCTAATAATGAATTTGCTATTAAACCAGACATACCTTCCGATTCTTCTTTATTAACCTTTACACATATTATCTTATTATCTAAATTAATTTGATCTTCAACTGGTTTTATTAATTTATCTGACAACCTTTTTCTTTTACCATTATAACTAACACACATTCTAGCAGATTGTTGATGTATAAGTTCTTCAATTTCTTCACCTTTTTTACTACCCCTTGTGGGTTTATATATGTATGTTTTATCAATATCTATATTAGCAAATGACTTAAACATCATATCTTTATCTTCTATATTAGCCAATCTATAAACAGAATTAATTAAGGGTGCAATATAAAAAGCTATATTAATAGGATTTAATTCTCCTTTTAATGAAAAATCTTGTGCTTCTATTAATGCTTTAAGTGCCGGACTTTTTATATTGCTTAGTCCTTTTCTAACATAATATTGTACTTCTAAATCTTTAGTATCCATATAATCAGCGAGTAAACCAACCGCAACTAAATCTAAATATTGATCAGCTTTATCTTCCCATAATTCTTCATCTAATGCTTTACAAAATTTATATGTCATACCTACACCTGATAAATTCGTAGATATTTTAGATAATTGATTATTTACTACAATAGCATTTGTACTATAATCTTTCACACTATGATGATCAATAATAATAATATCAATACCCATATCTTTTACTATTTTATGTTCTTTAAATTGTTCACTTGAAGCATCAGGTAATATAAGTAATTGAATTATTGGTAATATATCCTTTAAGTCATTTAACATAATTCCATGTGTTTTTTTACTATGATTTGCAAAATACAAATTAGCATTAGGATAGATTTCTTTTATATAATTGTAAAGTAGTGTAGATGATGTTAATCCGTCTGCATCTTGATCACAGATAATAAGTATATTAGATTCCTTTTCTAGATGTTTTAATAAACATTTAACTGCAATATCCATATTTTTAAAATTATACGGATCAGTAACTACACTATCATCAATATTAAGAAATTTTTCTATATCTTTAATTTCTCTATTTTTAAGTATTTCATATAACAAATTGTTTGCATTATAATTATTATCACCTATTATTTTATATTTCACTTTTATATTCCTTTCAATATACGTCTATTTTCGTATAGTATTTTAAATTTATCATATTGGTCAGTAGGACTTTCTTTTTCTTTTAATATTTTATCTTCATCATATAAACAATAAACTCTTTGATTCTCTAAAAATTTGGCACACTCTTTATCATAAAACTTTTTATCAAATTTACCATCCTCATTAAACATAACATCTTGATCATAAGCTAAAACTATATCAACACCTAAATGAGTAATTTTTTTAACTTGATGTTTTGATATTATATGTGAACCTATCGCTACAGCATTACGCACTCCGTAAGACCATAATTGTAAAACTGCCTTTTCTGATTCACATATAATTACTATACCTTCTCTTTTTATATATGGCATTGTCTTATTTAATCCATATAATATTTTAGATTTAGCACAAGGTATTAAATAAAAATATTTACTCTCCCAATTTTCTAATTCATAAATTTCTTTAAATAATCTCGCTTTTACTCCAATTAAAGTATCTAATTCATCTCGTATTGGGATAGTAATTGAATGTGTTTCTAAATCATAACCAAGACCAAAATCAATTTGAGTTTGCAAATCTATATTATCATTTAAAAATAATCTGTTAGCATAATTACCATAGTATTTTAAAATATCTTCATTTATTGGTTTGAGATAAGTTACTTCATCTTCTATTCTTTTTTCATTACCTGATTTTTCATTATAAATGTAATCTAAAAATTTAATCATTTCAGTTTTAGATTCAGGTTCTTCGTAATAATTATATGAACAAGTTTCACATATCCATTTAATACTTTTTGAAAAATATAACTCCTTAATAAAAGTTACAAGAGAAATAATATTTGTATAACCGTATTTATCTGATATATCTCTTGTATAAGCATTTACCCATAGATTATCTTTATATATAACAACACTTTTAGTATTATCACCATCAGGGAACCCACAAGTAAAATAATCACCTTTATCGTCTATGTGGTGCATTTTTAAATTTTCAAGTATTTTTCTAGTGTCATTATTGCTAATAATCTTATTAAATAAATCTTTTACTTCCATTGACTAGGCTCCTACTCTTTGTTTTGGTTTAGAGTCACTTTGTTTGTTACCTTTCTTTATAAGAATTCCTACTTCTGTCCATATATTTCTATCTAAATCTACTTCACAAACTGTAACTTTCCCTTTACCACCAGTTCTACTTTTAGCAAATCTATGACCATAATAGGTTTTATTAATATCAAGAGGTACTTCTCCACCCCAATCATCAATTATTGAATATTTATCATAATCATCTCTAAATAACCTTTTACCTAACACTAAGTAATCAAGTACATGAAATATCTGCTTACAGTTTGCTAAATTCATACTATTTAAATCAAATACTTCAAGATATACCGAATCATCTGTAAGTTGGAAATTAGCATATATTCCTATTTTTAATTCTTTTGCTAACTCTTCTAATCTTGTTGTTGTTTGTTTGATAGTACCCCAGTCATCAGTTTTATACCCCTTTAAGGTATCGTACATTATGTATTCAACATTTTTTGAAAGAACATGTTTTCTTATTTCCATTTCTAAATCATAATCAGAATATTCTCTCATTTCTTTAAAATATATTTTTGTATTTTCTTCAATCCATTGTGCAACCATAAGTGTATTTCTATATTCGGTTGATTCTTTAAACAATTTTGCTTCATATTCTTCATCTGTTAGTATAGGATTTTCATTTTCATCTAGTTCTCTAACGATAAAATGATCTGTATCATCACTTCTGTATCTACCAAGAACAATTTCTTCTTCAGTTTTATTTAGTTCAAAATCAAAATTTTCTTTAAATATTGGATTATTGATAACAGTTATAATTTTACAGGCTTCAATATCTTCTTCTGACATTTCATTAGTCATTATTAAAACAGACTTTTTTTCTATTAATGAAATATGAGTAGCAAGTGCAACCATTTTTCTTGATTTACCTTCATTTGATAACATTCCTTCAACTATTAATTTACTTTTACGGAAACCTCTAAAATATATATTCCAATAGTACCAAGGAAATGTAATGCCAAAACTAGGTTTTTTAATCCATTGCTTTATTTTACTCTGTGAACTTTTTCCTAAAAGAATACTTTCTTCCCCACCACTAATAACTGTATTTATAACATCTGCTTTAGATTTAATCATTTTATAAATATCATTAGCAGTAAATAGATCAAACTTTTTATGCTCTAATATTTTTTGTATTGGGTATCCGTTCCGTTCATATTCTCTAACCAAAGAAAACTTTTTAACTGTATTAAAATAGTTCTTAAAATCATCTGTGTTTGACAGTTCCATCATTTTTTCTATTGTTTTATAACTACCATATTCTTTATATTGAGCATTTCTTTTTTTATCCTGTGACATAAATATATTAATATTATTTTCGTTAAAATCTTGGGAGAATGATTTATACATAGTTTCAAAACTATTATAAAAAAATTGACAAGAACTATCATAAAAATCATACTTTGGACGCATTATATGCCCATATTCTATATAAATATCAGGATTCTTGTAGAGTGAACCCACTAATAATGTTTCATTGGCAATATTATGGTTCTTAATATTAGACAATATTAATCACCTACTTTTTCTTTATATTGATATTCTCCAAAATACTCAATTTCTGCTTGTTTGCGAACTTCTACTGCCTCATCAAAATTATCAAAAATGCCTAAATGAATTAATTTACCATTAACACCAATGGACGCTTGCCAATGTTCATGTTTTTTATGCCAATAAACTCCTGTTACACCACTAGAATTATTATTTTTTATTCCTACATTCATCCTATTTTGTGAACTTGTAACTATTCTTAAAAATTCTTTACGATTATCAAATCGGTTATGAAATTTATGATCTACTTCCATATCTTCAGCACAATCCATAACTAAACGATGTATAAGTATTAGATAACTATTTTCATCATAAATATTATTTGCTATAACATAACCATCACTAGCAAAATACCAACAGTAATCTTTTATTTTATCATAGTCTTCAAGGTCAAAATAAAATGGTTCATTATTAGATGTATATCCTATCCCATATTCACCAGTTAAGTCATATGTATTATATTTTTTCTTTAATCCACTTGCTTTTTCTCTTTGTAAACATCCACATGATTGAGTATGTCCAGATTTTAAACTACCACTATTAACTATAATTTCACTTTTTAATTCACATGAGCATTTACATAACCATCGAATTCTTCTTTTACCATTTGATTCTATATAATCTTCTGCTCTTTCAATTACAGTTAATCTATTAAATACTTGACCAGTTAAATCAATAACTTTTCTATTTCGCAATTACTTACCACCTGCCTCCTACTTCTTAAAATACTTCATCTAATAGATCATTTATATTTAATTCCTCATTATCATTTTGTTTATTAACATGTTTTTGAATGTTTATTATATTATTAG